TCACCAACGGCCAATTCAACATCACGCTTGGCCTGAGCGGAGGCACCAACGCCACCAAATCTACTTGGACGACGGCAGCTAACACAGCTTACGACACTCTAATTTCTAGAGGTTGGACCATTGCATTTAATGCCTAACTAAATATTAGTATCAAGACCATGATACTATATGAATGAAACTTTTGTTAAGTATGCATTGGATAACAATGGTACTATTGCTCCTTTATTAATTCCATCCCAAGATTTAAATGGCCCAGCATTAACAAATCCATCAATTTTAGTTGTAGAAGATAGGATTTTTGTTAATCTAAGAAATATTAACTATACTCTATATCACTCAGAAAAGAAAAAATATGAGCATGTGTGGGGTCCGCTTGTTTATATTCATCCAGAGAATGAACATAAGCTAAAAACCACAAATGTTTTTTGTGAGTTAAATTCAGATCTTAGTATTAAAAATTATACTTCAATTGATACTTCTAATATAGATCAAGAACCTCTTTGGGAATTCGTTGGCCTAGAAGATGGTCGTTTGATTTATTGGGACAATAAACTTTACCTATGTGGTGTAAGAAGAGACACTACCACAAATGGTCAAGGTAGAATGGAACTATCTGAACTTGTTTTAGATGGTAACAAAGTTATAGAAATTCAAAGAACACGCATTCCATGTCCTGGTAATGATGATTCGTATTGTGAAAAAAATTGGATGCCTATTTTAGACCAGCCATACAGATTTGTCAAGTGGTCTAATGCTCTTGAACTAGTTGATGTTGATATTAATGGAATTACTTGCAACACAATTTTAAATGGCCCTTTAATTCCAGGTCATAAAGATTGGCGTGGTGGGTCTCAAGTCGTTAAATGGGGAGACTATTATATCTGTTTGATTCACGAAACAAATCTTTTGTGGAGTGAAGCAGGAAGAAAAGATGCAGTATATCGTCATAGATTTGTTATTTGGGATGAACATTGGAGATTTGTAAATTGCTCTAAAGAATTTTCTTTCATGAATGCCGACATTGAGTTTGCAGTTGGTATGGATTTATACCAAGATCATTTTTTAATTACATTTGGTTATCAAGATAACGCAGCATATATTCTCAAAGTTCCAGAAATTGTAGTGGAGAATTTTATCAATGGATAAACTTGATGGAATGCCTTCAATCTATTATATTAGTATTGAAGAGTCTACACAAAGGCGTGAACATATGTTCAAGCAATTTGCTGAATATGGTATTACTAATTTAAACGGGTTAGTGTACAAAAGATTTTATGAATATAATTTTCATCTTTACGGTAAATATGTTGATCAACTTCATCATAATAGTAAAGGACCTGTAACATCACATTTAAATGGGATAAAGTGGTGGGTAGAAAATACGGACGAAGACTATTGCTTTATTATTGAAGATGACATTTCTCTAGAACCAGTCAAGTATTGGAACTTTACTTGGAAAGAATTTTATGAAAGACTTCCTAAAAAATGGGATGTGATTCAAATGTCTTGGATTCGTCCAGATAATCTAGATCCCTGTTTCAGGAAAAGAGTTGAGACTGATTGGGGAGCTTGTGCATATCTGATTAAAAGAGACTACGCAAAAAAATTAATTGATACTTATATCAAACCAGATGGATATCACTTAGAAGTTCCCAACAGAACTATTCTTCCCATCATTGAAAATATTATGTTTACTGGTATGGGAACAGTTTATAATTTTCCTCTCTTTACAGAGGATGTTTATAATGTTGCATCTACCTTTGACGGCACAGATTCAACCATTGTATCTGGTCAAGGTGACTGCCACGTTACTTCTCATGAATATATCATGTATTGGTGGAAAACAAAAGGAACAAAATTAACAATTGATGAAATAATGACAATGAAACATATTTACCAAGAAGAGCAATTTGGAGAAGATTGGTTTAGTTATCCAAATTTATATAAAAATGTAATTAATGAGTTTCCTACTGGTAGTAAATTTGTTGAGGTTGGTTCTTGGAAAGGAAAATCTTCTGCTTTTATGGCAATTGAAATTGCTAATTCAAGAAAGGATATTGAGTTTACTTGCGTTGATACATGGGAAGGGAGTGTAGAACATCAGGGTCAAAAAGATCTGCATCAACTCTATGATGTTTTTATTGAAAACATGAAACCAGTTGAAGAATTTTATGTTTCTAAAAGAATGACTTCTCAAGAAGCTGTACATCTTTTTGATGATAGTTCACTGGATTTTGTTTTTATTGATGCTTCTCACGAATATGAAGATGTTAAAGAAGATATTAAAGCTTGGATTAAAAAAGTAAAGCCTGGTGGTATTCTAGCTGGTCATGATTATTACGTAAACACTCATGACTATTTTCCTGGTGTTAAACAAGCGGTTAATAACTGTTTAGATAATTTTGAAACTTCAGAAAACTGTTGGATCTATCGTGTGGGTACACCATCAAAAAATAGTTTAAACGTATTTGCAATGGATACAGAAAATCCAAAAGCAAATTTTGAGCTGGGTATGTGGTACAAAAATCAAAACCATTTAGCTCCAGCATTAACATATTTTCTAAGAGCTTCCGAAAGAACAGAGGATATTGACTTAGCTTACGAATCTTTAATTAATGGCTTCTTCTGCTACGACAAACAAGGTCATAGAGAAGTATCTGCACAAAGTATGCTTCATCAAGCATTAATTGTAAATCCAAAACGTCCAGAAGCATATTATCTTCTTAGCAAATATTATGAAAAAAAGGAAGATTGGATGAGATGTTATATGTTTGCAGATCTTGGACTTCAGTTATCCAATTTTGAATGCAATTCACTCAAAACAGATGTAGAGTATCCAGGAATTTATGCATTAAAATTTCAAAAAGTTCTTTCTGGCTGGTGGTGGGGAAAAGCTGATGAATGCAGACAAGTACTACAGGATTTAACAGAAAATCATTGGGATGAAATGCCAACAGATTATCAAGCATCTGTAGAAAATAATCATTCTCGTTTAGGATTAACTAAACATTCTCAGTCATATATTCGTTATAATAAATCAAATTATATTCAACTAAAATTTAAATTCAATGAATGTGAAAACATAGATAACAATTTTTCTCAAGTATATCAGGACATGTTTGTTCTTGCTGCAACAAGCGGAAAAAAGAATGGAACATTTTTAGAAATAGGAGGAGCAGAACCTTTTCATAATAATAATACCGCATTGTTAGAATTAAAGTATGATTGGACTGGAGTTTCTATTGAATTGAATGAGCAATTTGTTGAGCAATATCGCAAGGATAGACCAAATGTAAATTTGGTTCATGCCGATGCTACTAAAATAAATTACTCCAAATTATTAAAAGAAAATTATTCTTCAAATGTCATTGATTATCTTCAATTAGATATTGAACCAGCAAAAAATACTTTTGAAGTTCTTTTATCAATTCCTTTTGATGACTACAAGTTCAAAGTAATAACATATGAACATGATTATTATATTGATATATCAAAATCTTATAGAGAAAAATCTAGAAGATATTTACAATCTATGGGATATCTTTTAATTGTCAATGATATTTCTGCAGATGGAGTAAGTACATTTGAAGATTGGTGGGTACATTCAGAACTTATTGATGAACAAATTTTAAATAAATTAATTTCTTCTGATAACAATATTAAAAAAGTTAACGATTATTTTCTCAATAAATAATGCAGTAGTTATGTTTTGAAAATACTATGGATCCTGTTTCACTTAAAGAAAATTTTACAAGTCAAATTAAAGGCGTTGAAGACCAAATTAAACAACTTGAAGCCGATTTAGAAAAAGCAAAAGAATATAAACTTAAACTTCTTGGTGGTCTAGAAACTCTAGAGCTTCTTATAAAGCAAGAGGAAGAAGAGCCAGTAACAGAAGAATAATCGCTAAGTCCCTTCTTGATAAATACAAGAAGGGATTTTTTGTATCAATTTAAATGGCAAAGCCATCCACCAGGCAAGAACTTATTGATTACTGCAAGCGCCAATTGGGTGCCCCAGTTCTTCAGATCAACATTGACGACGATCAAGTTGATGATATCATTGATACTGCTGTTCAGTATTATCAAGAGTATCACTTTGATGGTATTGAGAGAATGTATCTCAAGCACGAATTTACTGAAGAAGATGTAATTCGTTTTAATGAAACTGACGAACTTACCAGCACAGCAGATCCAGATGGATCAGAATGGACCAACAGAAAAAACTTTATTGAAGTTCCTGATCACGTAATCGGTATTCAAAAAGTATTTGGAGTAACTTCTAATTTTGCTAGCAATGATATGTGGGGTTTTAGTAACCAGTATTTCTTGATGGATATTTTTTCATTCTCTGCTGGTTATACGTTTGGCCATTTTGATTTAGCAAATTATTATATGATTAAACAGTATTTTGAAACCATTGACATGGTAATTAATACTGGTGCTCTTGTTGAGTATCGCCACAACAGAAGGCAAGATCGTCTTTATATTGATATTGATGTAAAAAGAATCAAAGCGGGTAACTATTTGGTTATTGATTGTTATCGTGCTTTAGATCCACAAGAATGGTCTCAAGTATATGATGATAGTTTTTTGAAGCGTTACGCTACTGCTCTCATGAAGCGTATGTGGGGACAGAACCTTATTAAGTATAACAATGTTCAACTGCCAGGCGGTATTACATTAAACGGTCGTCAAATCTGGGAGGACGGCAATGTAGAGGTTAAAGATTTAGAAGCAAGAATGCTTACAGATTACTCTCTTCCGCCGATGGATCTTATAGGATGATTAAAATGAAAAAGTATTATTGTTACGCTTATTTGAGAGAAGATGGCTCTTTTTATTATATTGGAAAAGGATCTGGTAAAAGAATACATTTAACAGTTCATAATGTTAATTTGCCTCCAATAGAAAGAAGAGTTGTATTAAAAAATAATTTAACTAATGAAGAAGCTCTTGAATTAGAAAAACAGTTAATAGCAAAATACGGTAGAAAAGAATTTGGTGGTATTTTACATAATAAAACTGATGGAGGAGATTCTCCGCCAATAGCAAAAAAAGGTCAAAAAAATAGAATTAAAGGTATTCAAAATTTTTGGAATAATTTATCGGACGAAGAACGAAAGCGCAGAGGAGAAAAAATATCAGCAACTAAAAAGAAAGCAGGAACGAATCATTTACCAACAATTCCTGTATTTGTGGTTGAATTGAATCAATTATTTCCATCAATTAAATCTGCTTCAATAGTAACAGGTGCTGATCATAGTCAAATTTCAAAATGTTTAAGAGGAGAAGCAAAATCATCTAAAGGTTATCATTTTAAAAGAGTAAAATAATGCCTACCAGCCCTTACTTTCCAGATTACTATAGCGGATACTCAGGCGAGCAAAATCTCGTTCAGGATCTTGCTGACGAACAGATTAAACTGTTTGGAACAGATATTTATTATCTACCAAGAACTTTACTCAACGACAATACTTTAGATGATATCATCTATTCAAAATTTGAAGACCAATTTCAAATTGAAATGTATCTTCAAAACGTAGAAGGATTTGGTCAATCAGAATTTATTAGTAAGTTTGGTCTCAAGGTAACAGACGAAATCAAATTTATTGTATCACAAAGAAGATGGATTCAAGAAGCAACTGCTAATGAATATAAGAGTATTAACAGACCGTTGGAAGGAGATTTATTATTCTTTCCACTCACTAAAGATCTTTACGAAATTAAGTTTGTAGAAGTAGAAGCAGTATTTCACCAGTTTGGTAAACTACAGTTTTATCAGATCACTGCTGAAATATATGAAATGGGTAATGAATCTATTGACACTGGCATTGCTGACATTGATCTAATTGAAAATATTCTTACTGCTGCTATTGATGTTGTCATGCTAAATGGCAGTGGTACTATAGCATATGAAGTTGGAGAAACAGTTACAGGAAGTATTTCTGGTGTTACCGCAAAGGTAACTAAATGGAATCCGACCACAAGAACTCTTACTGTAATTACAAGAACAGGTACATTTGTTGAAGAAGAGATTTTAACAGGATCAGAATCTGATGCAGAGTGGGAGGTTGAATCGTTTAATACTCAAGAAGATCCTAATACTGATTACGATCAAAATAAATACATTCAAGACGAAGCAGATGATATTCTTGATTTTACTGAAAAGAATCCATTTGGTGAGTATGGTAATTTTGGAGATAGTTTCTGATGCTAGGTTCACATTTTTATAACGAAGCAATACGAAAAACTGTAGTTGGCTTCGGAACATTATTCAACAACATTGAAATTCAACGTAAAAATCCCGAAAACAATAATGTTTTAGAGGTTCAAAAAGTTCCTGTTGCTTATGGTCCAAAGGATAAATTTTTGGCTCGTATTGAACAGAACCCAGATCCTACACCCGGAGCACCATACGAGTATATGAGATTGCCTCGTGTGTATTTTGAGATGACAAAAATTAATTATGATTCAACAAGAAAAACATCCCCCGTTCAAAAATATAAAAGTATTATTGCTGATAATGGTAATGAAGTAAGAGTTCAGTATGTTCCAATTCCTTATAATATTGATTTTGAATTGGGTGTGTTAGCAAAATCACAAGATGATGGACTACAAATTGTAGAACAAATTCTACCATACTTTCAACCAAATTTTAATATCACTATTAATTTCATTCCTGATATGGATGAAAAGAGAGATGTCGCCATTGTTTTAAACGATATTGATCTTGATGATTCGTGGGATGGTGAATTTGCTAGTCGAAGAATTATAACTTGGACTTTCCAATTCACTGCTAAGTCATACGTCTATGGTCCCTTCAATCAATCAGCCATCATTCGTAAGGCAATCATTTTTGAAACTGTTGGTGATCTACAAGAAAACAAACGGAATGCTAAATTCTCATACACACCAAAAGCACTTGAAGATTACAACGACGATGGAGTGATCACTTCAGCAGATGATGCTTTTGTGATGCCAGACGATGACTTTGGATTCAATGGAGAGATTGATTTACTATGAACGAATTTGAAAAGAACATGGAAGAAATATTTGACATAGAGGTTTCTGAAGTAGAAACTGAAGTGGACGCTATCGTGGAATTACCTAAGGTAAAAAAGGAAGATCCAGAAAAAGATTACGAATATACAAGAGGTCAATTGTACGACCTCATAGAGAAGGGCCAGGAGGCCGTACAAGGGGCCTTAGAGGTTGCTCAGGAGTCAGGACACCCAAGAGCATATGAGGTCGCTGTGAACGCTATGAAGCAAGTCTCAGACATGACCGATAAATTAATTGACCTACAGAAAAAAATGAAGGAGTTGGATGCTCCTATCAAAGGTGCTGGTCCTACCACAGTTAATAATACAATGTTTGTTGGCAGCACATCAGATCTTCAGAAAATGCTCAAGGACATGAGCAAGAAGATGGATGAAGAATAAATAAAAAATAAAAGGTATATGATATGAGACTTAAAATTTTAGGAATTGAAGCCGCCCTAGCAACAAGCACTGGTGCTGCTTCTACAATTGGAGGCGCCACTGAGGTTCGTTTGTTTCACGATGCTGGAGGAAATACAACACACCTCGTATCAATTACCGATGGAGCAGCAACACCAACAACGGTAGCAACTTTCAGTATTGCTCCAAGTGAATCTTTAGTAATCCGAAAACTTGCTACTCAAAAAATATTTGCTTCTAATGATGATGTGAGAGCTGTCGCTGTTTCGTATCAAGGATGAAAACTTTCAAACAACTCCGAGAATCTATAACGGAAAACCACATTGATGTGGCAATGGGTAGAGAGCTTGATGATGAGGGAGCAATGATTATGAATCAGATTGATGAGATCAAGCATTGCTGTGATCGTCTCAAGGTTTCTATCACTTCACCAACCATGCAGGTTCCTGGTTGGGTTCAAGCAAAGGTAACTCTCGCCGCTGACTATATGGATTCCGTTGCTTCCTACATGGACAACAAATATCAAGGGTGAGCATTTACTAACATAAGTTTGGTGATGATTGTAACACTATGAACAGTATATTCTAAATATGATATTGACCTCATACATGTAGTAAATATGAATACTAAAAGATGTTCTAAGTGTGGTGCTTGCTGGATTTGGGGGCAACACTTTTGGGCTGGTACAGGCAAACTCGGCAATGAAACAGAACTTGCCAGTTTAGTGTGTGATAAGTTTGGTGATGACAACTGTATTAATCCAGCAAAAGGAACCACAAAAGGTAACGGGTGGGAAAACAGATTCAACAATATGGATAATTTAGAAAAAGATATTAAGAGAGCGAATGAGTACTGATCAAATTTATTTGGGTAATCCGCTTCTTAAAAAAGCGAACGTTCCTCACAACTGGACTAAAAAACAAATTGCCGAATACATTAAGTGTAGGGAAGATCCCGTATACTTTGCTGTAAACTATGTCAAGATTGTGTCCGTTGATGAGGGATTGATTCCTTTTAGGATGTATGATTTCCAAAAAGAACTCGTCAAAAAATTTCACGAAAATAGATTTAACATTGCTAAACTGCCAAGACAGACAGGCAAATCTACAGTTGTGGTTTCGTATCTTCTTCACTATGCTCTGTTTAATGGTAGCTCCAACATTGGTATCCTAGCAAACAAAGCAGCCACTGCTCGTGACCTGCTAGGTAGATTACAGACAGCATACGAGAATCTTCCTAAGTGGTTACAGCAAGGTGTTCTCTCATGGAACAAAGGTTCTATGGAACTAGAGAATGGTTCTAAGATTATGGCGGCATCTACCTCAGCATCTGCTGTACGGGGAATGTCATTTAACATTATTTTCTTGGACGAATTTGCTTTCGTTCCAAATCACATTGCTGAAGATTTCTTTTCATCAGTATATCCAACTATTTCATCTGGTACTAAAACTAAAGTTATTATTATTTCTACTCCCTATGGTATGAACCACTTCTATAAGTTGTGGGTGGATGCTCAAAATCAAAGAAACAATTACATCTGGACTGAGGTTCATTGGTCAGAAGTTCCTGGTCGTGATGTTAGGTGGAAAGAAGAAACAATCAAGAATACTTCTCAACGACAATTCACGCAGGAATTTGAGTGTTTGGGTGGAGATACTAGTATTACTATATTAAAAAATGGAATAGAAAAAAATATTACTTTAAAAGAACTTTACAATACAATATAATAATGAGTGTAAATTTTTTGGGATATAAATAAAAATAAAACAATGTATTATATTTACGCTCTAAATCAAGATGATGTGATTAAATATGTTGGTCAGACAATTAATCCAACTAAAAGAAAATGTGCTCATAAAAATACAAAAGATAAACATAAATTTGAAATTATATTTTTTACAGAAGATAGAGAAATTGCTAAATTAAAAGAGATAGAATTCATATCTGAATACGATACTTACTATAATGGATGGAATAAATCTCCCGGTGGAGAAGGATTTGAAGATTATAGCAGAGAAGGCATTGGTGGAGTGAATAAAGGTTATATTCCTTGGAATAAAAATAAACCGGGATGTTTTAGTACAGAAACAATTGCGCATTTTAGTAATCTAAGAAAAGGTAAAATTTGGAAACCTACAAAATTAAATGAACAAATAGTAAAAAATCTCAGAACTTTGTATGAACAAAAAATTGATATTGATGGAGTTGGACGAAAAATGAAAAATGGTAAATATATGTCATATGCCCAAGCATTTTCTATTAAGTATGCTGAAGAATATAAAACAACAAAAGAAAACATCAGAAGAATTATAGAAAAAAAAACTTGGGCAAATGTTTAAATTAAATTCCGGTTATAAAATTTTATCTCCTACTGGGTTTGTAAATTTTACAGGCATACAAAAAGTTTATAAACCATTTTACCATCATATTATATTTGATGATGATACGGAAATAAAATGTTCGTGTAACCATCCTTTTGGCGAATTAAAGATCACAGCAGAAAATTTAAAACTTGGTGATATTTTAAATAATAAAAAAATTGTTTATAATGAAATTGTAGAAGAAGGTATTTGGCTTTATGATCCTATAGATGTAGAGGATGGAAATCTTTATTATGCTAACAATATTATATCACATAATTGTGAATTCTTAGGATCGGTTGATACTCTTATTGCTGCTTCTAAATTAAGAACGTTAGCATTTGATACTCCCATCAGTTCCAACAAAGGTCTTGATGTTTATGAAACCCCAAGTTCAAAATCAGAATACATCATTACAGCCGACGTATCAAGAGGCATAGGTGGTGACTACTCGGCATTTATTGTATTTGATATTACCACACTTCCATACAAGATAGTAGCAAAGTATAGAAACAACGAAATTAAACCTATGCTATTTCCCAATGTGATTAACGACGTTGCCCGAGCATACAATAATGCTTACGTACTATGTGAAGTAAACGATGTTGGTGATCAAGTAGCTTCTATTCTGAACTATGACTTAGAGTATCCTAACGTATTAATGTGCTCAATGAGAGGTCGTGCTGGGCAGATTGTCGGACAAGGATTCTCTGGCAACAAAACTCAACTCGGTATCAAGATGTCAATCACCGTGAAAAAGGTTGGTTGTCAAAACTTGAAGCAACTAATTGAGGATGACAAGTTGATGTTCCGGGATTACGAAATCATCTCTGAGCTTACCACGTTCATTCAGAAAAAGCAATCCTTTGAGGCTGACGATGGTTTCCATGATGACCTTGTGATGTGCTTAGTTATCTTTGCTTGGTTGGCAGTTCAAGATTATTTTAAAGAAATGACGGACAATGATGTTCGTAAAAGAATCTACGAAGAACAAAAAAATCAGATTGAACAAGACATGGCACCGTTTGGTTTTATAACAACTGGGCTGGAAGGGGATGAGGGTTTTGTAGATGATGGTAGTGTCTGGTATGGGGACACACAAGAGTCAGTTTCATACATGTGGAACTATTGATTTCTATAAATAATTTTAGATTTAAACTGGATAAAACCGAGAGGAGAAAAAATGGCAAGTCAAGTCTCGCCTGGAATTGTAATCAAGGAGCGTGACCTATCAAATGCTGTGATCACTGGCGCTCAACAGATTACCGCAGCATTTGCTTCAACATTCCAAAAAGGGCCTATTAACGAAATCGTAAATATCAGCTCACAAAAGGAGATGATTGATGTTTTTGGAAAACCATCAGATGCTAACGCCGAAGATTGGTACGTTGCTTCTGAGTTTCTAAACTACGGTGGTAGGTTAGCAGTTGTTCGTGCTGCTACTTCTGTTCTAAACGCTACTGCTAACGGCACTGGTGTTCTCGTAAGAAACGATTTTGATTTTGAAGCAGGAACTGGTTCTTCACATACTTTTGTTGCTAAGACCGCTGGAACTTGGGGCAACTCACTCAAGGTAGTTGTGGTTGACAGAGGTTACGACCAATACGTAACCTTCAATGCTGCTTTTGCTGTTGCTCCTACAGTAGGAGACACTCTCACTTTTGTTGGTGGAACTGAATCTACAGTTGTTTCTATTGACGGAACTACATTAGTATTAAATTCAGTTGACGGAACTTTAGTTGTTTCTGGCGATGTGCTTCTAGAAGCTGGAGCAGCAGATGCTAATTTAACAGTTACTTCAACTTCTGATTGGTATATTAATACCGCTATTGGTACTACTGGTTTAACACTGGCTTCTATTGGTCCTCGTCCAGGAACTTCGGTATACGCTTCTAGCAGAGACACTGCTAACGATGAAGTTCACGTAATTGTAATTGACACCACTGGCAATATTTCTGGATCAGCTAATACAATCGTAGAAAGATTCACTTATCTTTCCAAACTTTCTGATGGCAAAGGTTCTGAAGGTGGCAATACTTACTACAAAAATGTATTAAATGAGCAATCTTCTTTTGTTTATACTGGAGCTGATTTAGCAGCTAATTTTGGAGATACGGCAGAAGAAATGGATGGCGATGATTTTGCTATCTATGGATTTGTTCCAACTGACCTTACTGGCGGAACCGATGATTACTCCTATGATAATGGACAAGTTGGAAATGCTTACGATCTATTCTTAGATACGGAAGAAACCACTGTAGATTTTGTTCTCATGGGTGGATCAATGGCATTAGAATCAGAAACTAAAGCTAAAGCATCTAAAGTAATTTCAATTGCTACAGCAAGAAAAGATTGTATCGCTTTTGTGTCACCACACAAAGGAAGTCAAGTAGGTTCTAGTGGAGCTTTGACCACATCACAACAAAAAACCAACACCATTAATTTCTTTAATGGTTTGACTTCAACTTCATATGCTGTATTTGATAGCGGATACAAGTATTTCTACGACCGCTTCAACGACAAGTATCGTTATCTCCCATGTAATGGAGACATTGCTGGGTTGTGTGTAGCAACTTCATCTGCTTTAGATGATTGGTATTCTCCTGCTGGTGTTAACAGAGGTTCATTAAGAAACGCTGTTAAGCTTGCTTATAACCCAAACAAAGCTGACAGAGATGAGCTTTATCAGGCAAGAATCAATCCTATTGTTTCTTTTCCTGGTTCAGGCGTAACTCTATTTGGTGATAAAACTGCTCTTGCTTCCCCATCTGCTTTTGACAGAATTAACGTTCGTCGTTTATTCCTTAACGTTCAAAAAAGAGCAGAAGGTCTTGCTAAGCAAGTTCTATTTGATCAGAACGATGAGACAACAAGAGCATCTTTTGCTAGTGCTCTAAACTCCTATATGAGTGAAATTCAGGCAAGAAGAGGTGTAACCGACTTCCTGGTTGTTTGTGATGACTCAAACAATACTCCAGATGTTATTGATAGATACGAATTTGTTGCTGAAATTTATATTAAACCAACTCGTTCTATTAACTACATCACCGTAACCTTAACGGCTACTAAGACTGGTGTTTCGTTTGCTGAAGTAGTTGGTCGCTGATTAATCACAAACAAAACAACGAGGTAAAAAACAATGACTACTCAAATTTCACAATTTATTAATTTAATTGGACAGGGCACTAAGCCTAATATGTTCGCTATTGATATTGCATGGCCTACAGATCTTGGTAGCGGAAACGCTTCTCCCTCAGGATCGGAGAAAGATTTAGTTGATCTTCTCTGTAAGTCAGCTGCTCTTCCTGCTTCAGCTCTAGGTGTTATTGAAGTTCCTTTTCGTGGCAGAACAGTAAAAATTTCTGGAGACAGAACGTTTGATACTTGGTCTCCAACTTTCTTCAATGACAAGGACATGAAGGTTCGTTCATATTTTGAGCAATGGCTTGAAAGTATGAATACTCACAATGGAAATAATGCTCCTAAATTTAGACCATCTACAACTGATGGTGGTTACATGGCTACCGTTAGAGTGAAACAATTGGAAAAAAATGCTACTGATAAAGGAGCTATTATTAGAGAATATACTTTACATCATGCTTTCCCAACTAATGTATCACAAATTGATCTTGGGTATGATAGCAATGATCAGATTTCTGAATTCTCAGTTGAGTTTCAATATTCTTATTGGACTGTAGAAAAGCCAACTCCTACTAGTATTACTGGTGCTGCTATCGCTGGAATCGCTGGAACTACTAATCTAATTGAAAGAGAAAGCACAATATAAATAGAGTATATCGTCAAATAATTTGATATGAGTCAGCTGTTTGGATTTAAGATTAATAAGAAGGAGGGATTGCAAGGTCAATCCCCAATCCCTCCTAATCAAGATGACAATGTAGCCACCGTAGCTGGTGGCTATTTTGGCACGTATGTAGACGTGGAAGGTGCTTCACGTAATGAGTATGAATTAATTTCCAGATATCGTAGCATGTCACTTCACCCAGAATGTGACTCAGCAATTGACGAAATCATTAATGAGTTTGTAGTTTCTGATTCTGACGATTCTCCTGTAGAGATTGAGTTATCTAATTTAGATGTCGGAACAAATATCAAAAATAAAATTCGTCAAGAATTTAATCACATTTTAAAATTACTTCAATTTAATAAGCACTGCCACCAAATTATTCGTAACTGGTATATTGATGGTAGAATGTATTACCATAAGGTAGTAGATTTAGATAACCCAAAAAAAGGTATTCTTGAACTTAGATATATTGATCCCCTGAAGCTTAAAAAAGTAAGGCACAAGTTACAAAAAGACGAAGCAGATAAACAGAAGGAAAGAGGATCTGCCTTAGAATTTGATTGGGGTGAGTATATTGAATACTACATATACAACCCAAGAGGATTTGGTACAGCAGGATTGCCAAATACTACAGGAGCTTTTGATTATTCCAATACTCAAGGAATTCGTATCTCATCAGATGCAATTGCTTCATGTGATTCGGGACTAAAAGATCCAAATAAAAAAATTACACTTAGTTTTCTTAACAAATCTATCAAAGCTCTCAACCAGCTTCGTATGATTGAGGATTCTCTAGTTATCTACAGGATGTCTCGTGCTCCTGAGCGTAGAATTTTCTACATTGATGTAGGTAATCTTCCCAAAGTAAAAGCAGAACAATACCTCAGAGAGGTAATGGCTCGCTATCGTAACAAACTTGTTTACGATTCTGCTACAGGAGAAATTCGTGATGATAAAAAGCATATGAGTATGCTTGAAGATTTTTGGTTACCTCGTCGTGAAGGTGGTAGAGGAACAGAAATTACTACACTTCCCGGTGGACAGAATCTTGGCGAACTTAAGGACGTAGAGTATTTTAAAAAGAAACTTTACAACTCACTTAACTTGCCACCATCTCGTCTAACAGACGATAACAAGGCATTCAATCTTGGAAAGACAACTGAAATTCTTAGAGACGAACTTAAGTTTGCTAAGTTTATTGGTCGTCTTCGTAAAAGATTTAGTGAGCTTTTTAATGATATGCTCAAGACCCAATTAATTCTTAAGGGTATTATTACCCCAGAAGATTGGGAAGATATGGAGGAGCATATCCAATACGACTATTTGTTTGACAATCATTTTAATGAACTCAAGCAAATGGAGTTGATGAAAGAACGTATTGGTCTTGTTATTCAAATGGATCCATTTGTGGGCAAATATTTGTCATCCGAATTTGTTCGTAGGCAAGTATTGATGCAGACAGAAAAAGAATATAAGGAAATGGATAAGCAGATTAAGAAAGATATTGAAAATGGTATTGCTATGGATCCAGTGGAAATGAATATCTTGTCACAAAAAGAAATGGAAAATACTGCTTATGCTCCAGAAATTTCTGACACCGAAGCAGACGCAGAGAATGATAGAAAAATTGATTTAGAAAAATCAAAGCCTAAGCCAAAACCAGCCTCAAGTAAAGGTTCTGCTAAATAAAATTATAAATTAAAATTATATTAATATGTCAAATACTTTGGATATCGTTAATGCTATTTCTGATAAAAAGAAAGTAGACGCTTTAGATATGGTAAGTGATCTAATGAAATCAACAGCAGCTGAAGCTTTAGGACTTTACAAGAAGGCTGTTGCTTCTACTTATTTTGACGAACCAGTAGAACAACTAGAAACAGAAGAATGAAACTCATCACAGAAAATATTGAGGACATTAATGTTCTCGTAGAAGAAACAGCTGGCAAAAAACATCTTTACATTGAAGGAGTTTTCCTTCAATCAGAAGTTAAAAATCGTAATGGTAGAGTGTATCCTTTCAATATTCTCAATAGAGAAGTTCAAAGGTATACAGAACAGTATGTAAAAACTGGTCGTGCTCTTGGAGAACTTGGACACCCAGATGGTCCCTCAGTAAATCTTGATAGAGTATCTCATCGTATTGTAGAACTTAGATCACAAGGTTCTGACTTTTATGGTAAAGCAAGAATCCTTGAAACTCCAATGGGTAATATTGCCAAGTCACTTCTTGAAGAAGGAGTAAAGCTTGGCGTATCTTCTCGTGGTATGGGTTCACTTGAAGAAAGGAATGGAACAAATTATGTTCGTGATGATTTCATGTTAGCAACGGCTGCTGATATTGTTGCCGATCCTTCCGCTCCTGCTGCTTTTGTTAATGGAATTATGGAAGGAAAAGAATGGATTTGGGAAAACGGAATTCTTCGTGAACACCAAATTGCTAAATATCACAGATATATTTCTGAGTCCAATAGGAAAAATTTAGAAGAAAGGAAGCTCAAAGCTTTTGAGCACTTCCTTTCAAATCTGTAATATCATAAATAATCTTAGAATAATTGTTAGAAGAAATCGAGGAAACTCAAATGTCAGATGTATTAAACGAAAGATTTGAGGAGCTTGTAAAGGGGCAAGAAATTATCCGTGAAGCGGGCGATCCAATGCCAACCGTTTCAGCTTCGGTAATTCCTGGAACCGGCAAGGAGCCTTCTCAAGTTTCAGATGTTCAAACTGCTAAGGCGGGTGGAAAAGATCCAGCTCCTTCAGTTTCACCATCAGTTGCTATTGGTCAAAAGCCTGCCACTGATTTAGGTGGAACCACAACTACGCCACACTCACACGATGAGGATGGCGAAGAGAATCCTGGTGCCAAGGCTGCTGCTCCAATTTCTCAAATTTCGGGTGATCCACAACAAGCTCATCAAAAGAGTCCTGGAGATATGGCTGCTACTCCTTCAGTGGGAACTCAAGTTGCTTATGGAACTACAACTGGTCCAAATGTAACTTATCCAATCAAGCCTTCTTTTGAAGATCTTGATCTTTCTTCCGATGTTGCTGCTCTAACCGAAGGCGAAGAGCTATCAGAAGATTACAAAACAAAAGCAAAAACAATTTTTGAAGCTGCGGTCAAATCCAAGCTTCATGAAGAGTATGCCAAACTTGAAGAGCATTTTGAAGCTATACTTGCTGAGCAAGTTGAAGTTGTCAAAGCTGAACTTTCAGAAGAAGTTCATGGCACAGTCAAGTATGGTATCGGTCAATGGATCGAAGAAAATCAAGTTGCTATTGATCGTGGTATCAGAAATGAGATCACTGAAGATTTCATTGCTGGCCTAATGAATCTCTGTAAAGAGCATTGGATCAATATTCCTGAAGACAAGTCTGATGTCGTTCAGGAAATGGCGGACACTATTTGTGAGATGGAAGATCGCCTCAATGACCAAATTGAGCGTAACGTGGAATTAAATAATCGCCTTTCTGAGTCAAGTAAAGTTGTAATCCTAAACCAAGTTTCGGAAGGACTTGCTGATACTCAAAAAGAAAGACTTGCTTCATTATCTGAGGGTGTAACTTTTGAAACAGGAGAGCAATTTGCTCGTGCTGTAAAAACTCTTCGTAAATCATACTTCCCAGAATCAGTATCTAGAACTGAAGTAAGTGATGAGACTCCAGTTGAAGGCCACGAAGTTTCTCCAATTATGGAGCAATACTTACAGGCTCTTAGCCGCTGGAAATAATTTATATAATAAATATTAATATACCAAATAACAACGTTCAAAGAGGTCAAGTAAATGTTTAACGCATCACATCTTACAGAGAAGTGGGCACCTGTTCTTAACGCTTCCGAAGCTCCTGCTATTACGGACAAGCACAGAAGAGATGTCACCGCTGTAATTCTAGAAAATCAAGAGCAAGCATTACGTCAAGATCGTATGCTTACCGAAGGCCCTAACACTGTTGGTGCTATTGGTAGTAATGCTCTTTCCGGTTCAGGTCTAGACACCAAAACTGGTGGTCTTGCTGGTTTCGATCCAGTTATGATCAGCCTAGTTCGTCGTGCTATGCCTAACCTCGTAGCTTATGACATCTGTGGCGTTCAGCCAATGAACGGTCCTACCGGACTCATCTTCGCCATGAAGGCTCACTATCAGCATAACGGTGCTGCTGGTTTACGTAAAGGTCGTGAAGCCCTCTTCAACGAGCCTGACGTAAACTTCTCGGCTAACACTCAAGGACCTGCTGCTTATAACGATCCTGTAGTACCTATCGGTGTTGCTAACGATCCTGCTTATGCCGCTTCAAACCCCGGTCTTCTTAACGATGACGGTAATGGTGCTGGTACTTATGAGCGTGGCGTTCTTCCTATCGCTCGTGAGACTGCAGAAGTTCTTGGATCGGGCGCAACCCTATTCAACGAAATGAGCTTCAGCATTGAGAAGAGTGCTGTTACAGCTAGAACCAGAGCCCTACGTTCAGAGTATACTCTAGAGCTAGCTCAGGACCTCAAGGCTGTTCACGGTCTTGATGCCGAGCAAGAGCTAGCTAACATTCTCTCAAGCGAGATTCTCGCTGAGATCAACCGTGAAGTTGTTCGTACTGTTTATATCATCGCTAAGCCTGGTGCTCAGAATAACGTTGCTCAGCAAGGCGTATTTGACCTTGACGTTGACTCCAACGGTCGTTGGTCAGTTGAGAAGTTCAAAGGACTTCTATTCCAAGTAGAGCGTGACGCTAACGCTATTGCTCAAGAAACACGTAGAGGAAAAGGTAACTTCCTACTCTGCTCTGCTGACGTTGCTTCGGCTCTTGCCCTTGCTGGCGTTCTTGACTATTCCTCAGGTCTAACCGGCGCTGGTGGTCCTTCCATCGGTCAGGTTGATGACACCGGCAACCTCATGGTTGGTACAATCAACGGCAGAATCAAGGTCTTCGTTGATCCTTATTCGGCTAACGTCTCCAACGATCATTACTACGTCATGGGTTATAAGGGAGCCAATCCTTATGATGCTGGACTCTTCTATTGTCCTTACGTTCCCCTTCAAATGCTACGCAGCATTGACCCTAACACCTTCCAGCCTAAGATTGGCTTCAAGACTCGTTACGGCATGGTTGCTAACCCATTTGTATTCAACGGTGTTGATGGCGACGGCGTTCCCATTCCTGATGCCGAAAGCCTCACCGCTTCCAAGAACATGTATTACAGAAGAGTTCGTATCAAGAACCTTATGTGAGCAATGCTCCTCATTTTTCAAGAGTCCCTTCGGGGGCTCTTTTTTTATGGAAATAAATAGTTATAGCTTGGGAAGTTGACATGACTGCTAAATGGTATAAGGAACAACCACAAAATAGAAATTATCTTGCTCCTATAGGGTTTCAATTAAATCTGGAATTATTTGATGGCGTAGATTTCTTTTGCCAGCAAGCAAATCTTCCTGGCGTTTCAATGCCTTTCATAGATGTTCCAACAAGATTTAGAAATTTCCCAATTGCTCCTGGTGGTGGTGTTAGTTATGATGATTTTAATCTAACCTTCATAATTGACGAAGATCTAAAAAACTACAGTTCGGTTTTAAACTGGATTCGTAAGAATGGTGGAGCAGAAGAACACTCGTCAGATCAAGTTGAATATTCTAATGGTCAATTAATGATTGTTACTTCAAACTTCAACCCATCATTTTTTGTTGACTTTGAAAGATTGTTTCCAATTAATTTAACGCCAATTCAATTTGATGCCACCGTAGATGACATTGAATATTTTACAGCTCAAGTAACATTTAAGTACACCAACTTTACTCTTCGTGATAAAAACTTTAAACTAATATGAAATTTGAAAACATCGTTAAATTATTTGGAACAATTAAAGAGGAATGGGGAATTGATAGTCATGTTAATTTTCAATTTATAAACAAAGAATACACAGAAGATTTGGGAAAACTAGCATTAGAGATTCCCTTTCAACATAACAAATACTTAAATTATTATACAGATCTGAGTCAAGTAAAAACTTCTTTAGAGTTTGAACTCAGACGTATAGTAAAAGAAAAAAGAGAATATTACTCAGGAGAAGCAGACCCAAAAGTATACGCCGAGAAACCTTTCGGCACAAGTATTAAGACAGCAGAGAAAATGAGAACTTATCTGGAATCAGATGAGGACATTATAAACATTGAAGCAAAAATAAAATATGTTGAACAGGCACTGTACTTCCTTGACAGTGTAATGAGAATGGTTTCTAACAGAGGATTTCAAATTAAATCGGCTATTGATTGGGAAAAATTCATTAATGGTACTACTTAATGTCCAGATTAATAATCAAAAAGAAGAACGAAGTATTTTTACAAATTCAAGCAGAGCCATACGTTCATCAAGAATTATCTGATTACTTTACTTTTGAAGTTCCAGAAGCAAAATTCTTGAAAAGAAATCCCAGATACAAATATTGGGATGGAACTATTCGTTTGTATTCTCCTGGCACAGGAGATCTATATGCTGGTTTGTATAATCATTTAGTTGAGTGGTGTAAAGAAAAAAGATATTCATTGGAATCAGTTAACAATGATTGGTATGGCAGTGCTGACGATGTAAATAATTTTGTGTCACCTGCTGGTGTCAAAGATTTTGTTGATAAAATTTCTAACATTAAAGCAAGAGATTATCAATACTACACGGTTTACCTTGCCCTCAAATATCATAGAGGATTATTCCTCTCCCCCACAGGCTCAGGTAAATCGTTAATGATTTATGCTATTGCCAGATATTACTTTGCTACTGATAAGAAAATTTTAATTATTGTTCCTACTACTTCTTTAGTAGAGCAGATGGTAAAAGATTTTACTGATTATGGTTGGAACGTTGATGAGCACATTCATAAAATTTACTCAGGTAAAGAAAAGAATTCTGATAAACCTATCATTGTTACAACATGGCAATCCATTTATAAATTCCCTAAAAGATATTTTGATGACATTGATTGTGTGATTGGTGATGAAGCACACTTGTTTAAATCTAAATCACTCACAGGTATTATGGAAAAACTTCATAATGCTAAGTATCGTTTTGGATTTACTGGAACACTGGACGGAACTAAAACACACAAGTGGGTTCTTGAAGGATTGTTTGGAGCATGTGAAAAAGTTACAAAGACAGATGATCTAATTAAGAAAGGACATTTATCTAATCTCAGAATTAAAATTCTTTTGTGTTCTCATGAGTATCAGTACTTTGAAGATTACCATCAAGAGATGGAATATATTGTTACAAATAAAAAAAGAAACACTTTAATTAAAAATCTTGTAAATGATCTTGAAGGCAACACATTAGTTTTGTTTAACTATGTGGAAAAACATGGTGAGCCATTATATGAAATGATAAATAATTCTGTTGAAGAAAACCGTAAAGTATTTTTTGTTCATGGTTCAGTAGATACTGATGATCGTGAAGAAGTAAGAAAAATTACTGAACTAGAAAACAATGCTATCATCATTGCTTCTTATGGAACGTTTAGCACTGGTATCAATATTAAACGTCTTCATAATATTGTATTTGCTTCTCCGTCTAAATCTCGTATTAGAAACCTCCAAAGTATTGGTAGGGTTCTTAGAAAAGGAGAAGGAAAAGAAATAGCTACTCTTTATGATATTGCTGATGATATCTCCAACAGAACAAAACAAAATTATACATTAAGACATTTACAAGAAAGGATTAAAATATATCAGGAAGAGAATTTTAAATACGAAATAATAAAGGTAAATTTAAAATGATGGAAGAAGAATTTTATTCAACTATTAAATTAAGTTCTGGGGAAGAGATCATAGGTAAGGTATGTTATTTACCTGATGAAGATTCTTTACTCATAGAAAATCCAATGATAGTTGAAAAGTTATCACAAAAAAAGAATGGTAGAATTCATCAAGGATTTATATTAAAAGATTGGATACACTCTACATATGATTCATTATTTGTTATTAGGATGAGACAAGTCATTACTATGACTCAATTAGATAAAAGAATTGAAGTATTCTATCTTAATAATTTAAAAGATAATACTTCAGAAGAATCTATTGATGATTCTATTAATGTTAAAGCTAATAAATTTAGTAAACAAATGGGTTACTTAGGATCAGTAAAGGAAAATAAAGAGTTTCTTGAAGACATCTTTAAAAGATCTTAAGGTATTTAAAGAACTCTATAGTAACCCTGAACCCCTAACAGAGTTATCATACTCGGTTTTGTGAGGTTTGTCAACCCCCTTGACAAAACCTTCAATATGGTCTATACTGTTACCATAATTACTTGGTTAGATACATGTGTCATGGCAAAGAAAAAGACAGAAAACTACGTCAATAATAAAGAATTTCTGGAAGCCATCACGGTCTACCGAACTAAAGTTGAGAATAGTTTTTTTAAACAGTATGATAGAAAAATAACTCAGCCAGATAGATCTACTACTTGGGAAGGGAAACCTAGAATTCCTAATTATCTTGGCGACTGCTTTCTTAAGATTGCCACACATCTTTCCTATAAACCAAACTTTGTAAACTATATGTTTAGAGATGAGATGATCTCAGACGGTATAGAAAATTGTATACAATATATTCATAACTTTAATCCAGAAAAATCTTCTAACCCATTTGCTTATTTTACTCAAGTAATTTATTTCGCTTTTCTTCGTAGGATTGCTAAGGAGAAAAAACAACTAGAGATTAAAACGAAGATCCTTGAACGGACTGGTTATGATCATGTCATGTATACAGAAAGCTTTGAGGGAGAGATGGCAGGACTCAATCAAAATTATTCTGATATGACTGGTATTAAAGAAACTCTTGAGATTAAGAACAAACGATGACAGTAGCTCTTATTACAGATCAGCATCTCGATGGAAGAAAAGGTAGTGTAATTTTTTGGGAATACTTTTTAGAATTTTATAATGAAGTATTTTTTCCAACTCTTCAAAAAAAGGGAATCACCACCGTCATTGATCTTGGAGATACGTTTGATAATCGTAAGGGCATTGATTTTAATGTTTGGAATCGTATTCGCCGTCTTTACTTTGATCGTATCCGTGAGCTTGGCATTACTCTTCATATGATTACTGGAAATCATGATGTGTATTATAAGAACACAAATGATATAAATTCTCCAGAGCTTCTTTTATCTGACTATGAAAACATCATCGTCTACTCAAAACCAACCACCACAACTATTGAAGGTGTTCCTATCTGTATGTTGCCTTGGATCAATTCTGAAAATGAAGCAGAGACTTACCAACACTTGAAGCAAACGTCTGCTAAGATTGTGATGGGTCATCTCGAACTGAATGGTTTTGAGATTACTCCTGGTATGCTTCATGAAGGTGGCATGGACCCAGATGTGTTTATCAAGTTTAAGCAAGTGTTTTCGGGTCACTTTCATCACAAGTCACGTAAAGGAAACATCACATACTTGGGCAACCCTTACCAGATGTTTTGGAATGACTACAAAGATCCACGAGGATTTCACTTATATGAACCGACATCCAACAAGTTATCTTTCATCAAAAACCCATACGAAATTTTCCAAAAGATTTATTATGATGATGCTGATCCTAATTTCAGCGTCAATCCCAGTGAGTATTCAAACACTTTTGTTAAGGTTGTCGTAGAAAACAAAACTGATTATTTTAAGTTTGAAAAAATGGTTGAGGCATTATTTAATGCTAACGTTCATGATCTCAAAGTAGTTGAAACACTTGTAGAAAAAGATACAGTCAAACACGTTGATGCTGATCTTGAAGTTAAAGATACTCTTTCTCTTCTCAATGAATACATTGATGAGGTAGAAATTTCCGTCAATAAAAATCAACTCAAGCAAATCATGAAGTCGCTATATACTGAAAGTTGTGAAGTGGTATGATGTTTATTCTCACACTCAAAGATAAGCCAGAAGGAGTATTTTCTATAATTGATACTGACTGTGGCGATCAAATTATTCCTATATTTGAGTGTGAAGATGATGCTGAACGATACCAAGAACTGCTTGGAGTCAAATCTAAACGATATAAATTACAAGTTGTAGAAATCCCTGAAGAAGTTATTGTCACTGCTTGTGAAGAACGTGACCAAAAATATGCTATAATTACTCAAGACGATTTTATTATTCCCCCTGAAGATTTAGGATGATTGTATTTAAAACATTACGTTGGCGAAATTTTTTAAGCACTGGCAATACCTTTACCGAGTTTAATCTTAATGAAGCAAAAACTAATTTAATTGTTGGAGCAAACGGTGCTGGCAAAAGTACTATTCTAGATGCTTTGACATTCTCTTTGTTTGGCAAACCATTTCGGAAAATTAATAAACCGATGCTTGTCAATAGCGTCAATGGTTCTGATCTAGTTACCGAAATTGAGTTTCAATCTGGTAAAAATGAATACAAAATTATTCGTGGTATCAAGCCAGGAATTTTTGAAGTATGGCAAAATAATATTTTGTTAGATCAATCTTCTTCTACATTAGATTATCAAAATTATCTTGAGAATAATATTCTTAAGATGAACTACAAATCCTTTACTCAAATTGTAGTTCTTGGTTCATCTACCTTTGTTCCTTTCATGAGATTGCCATTAGCATCTCGTAGAGAAATTATTGAAGACATTCTTGATATTCAAATTTTCTCAATCATGAATATCAATCTTAAAGAGAAACTTAAATTTTCTAATGATGATATTAAAGATCGTGATTATCAAATTGATCTTCTTGAAGAAAAAGTTACAATGCAAAAAAACTTTATTGTCAATCTTGATCTTCAAAATCAAAATGATATTCAAGAGAAGAATAATAAAGTTATTCACTTTACCAAAATTGAAAAAGAAGTTGCTGATAAATTTGAGCAACTGAATCAGGATAGAGAAACAATTAGCAAAGAGATGAAAGAGTTCTCCAACGCTACGGCCAAACTTAAAAAGCTAGGAAATCTTCGTGGTAAAATACAACAAAAATTTTCTTCCCACAGAAAAGAACATGAGTTCTTTACCGAAAACACTACTTGCCCTACATGTACTCAGCATATTAGTGAAGATCTTCGTGATACAAAAGTTTCTGAAATACTGAATTCTATTAAAGAACTCACTCGGGGTATGGAAGAAATGGAGGAAGCGATCAAGCTTGAAGAAGAACGAGAATCTAATTTTAATGATCTAAGTCAAAAATGGTCATCTCTCTTTAACGAGATGCAAATTCATCAGTTTCAAATTAGTTCATATCAATCACAGATTCAAGATCTTCAGCAAGAGATTTCTCAACTACAAAATAATAATGCCAACCGTAATGAAGAAGATTCTAAATTACAAGGATTAGAAAAAGCTTTATCGGTATCTAAGCAACAAATGATTGCTGTGAAAGAGGAGCGTGATTGCCTCGTAGCAGCAGGACAACTTCTGAAAGATAATGGAATTAAAACTCGTATCATTAAACGATACTTACCAGTGATGAATAAACTCATCAATGATTATCTTCAGAACATGGACTTCTATGTAAACTTTACTTTAAATGAAAACTTTGAAGAAACTATTAAATCTAGATACAGAGATTCTTTCTCTTACGAGTCCTTCAGTGAAGGAGAAAAAGCTCGTATTGATATTGCTCTCTTGCTTACTTGGCGAGCTATTGCTAAGCTCAAGAATAGCGTGGATACTAACCTCTTAATTCTTGATGAGATATTTGACGGATCACTTGACCAAAGTGGCACCAGTGAGTTAGGATGGATTCTTAAAAACTTTGACGACAACACAAACGTCTTTGTGATCTCTCACAAAGAAGGCATGGAAGAAAAGTTTGAGAAGACTTGGAAGTGTGAAAAAATTAAAAACTTCAGCATCGTCCGAGAGACAGTTGATGAAGTGGCACAGGAGGGGTAACACCCTCCTTTTTTATGGGCTACTATAGCTTCAGTTCAAAAGAAACCAATGTCCGTTAACCACGAAGTCAAAGGCACCCTCGCCAAACTACTGGCAACTGAAAACCTCATCATTGAGCACAAGAAGGTGCCTACAGCATCGTTTGATGTACTTCGCCGTGTCCTGACCCTACCTATCTGGGACAAGGCTTCTAGCGTCGTATACGACCTTCTGGTGGGGCATGAGGTTGGTCATGCTATCTATACCCCGAATGAAGATTGGACCACTAAAGTTCCTGCTAATATTCCTAAAGATTATGTGAACGTCGTTGAAGACGCTCGTATTGAAAAACTAATGAAACGTAAGTTTCCGGGTCTTGCCCGAACTTTCTACACTGGATACAGTGAGTTGAATCGGGATGACTTCTTTGGTGTTGCTGATGAAGATCTGAGCGAACTATCGTTGATTGATCGTATCAATCTTCACTTCAAGATTGGTGCCTATGCTCAAATGCCTTTTGATCAATTTGAACAACAGTTTGTTGAGATGATTGAAGTTGCCGAAACCTTTGATCAGGTGCTGACTATTTGTGAGTTGATTCACAAGTATGTGAAAGAAAATCAAAAAGAATCTGCTTCTTTGTCAACGCCAGAAAATTCTCAATCTGGTGGCGGCAATTCTCAAGGTGCTTCTGGAGAATCTGGAGAATCTGTGGAAATGAATGGCGAAGGATCTCAATCAGATCGTCAAGGATCTTCGGGTGACGGTGAAGAGAATCAAACCAGTGAAGATCAACAAGGTCTTGCTGGATCTGTTGGTGCTGGTCCTAACGAAAAAATTGACGAGAAAGTGTCAAAAACTCAACAAGCTTTTGACAAACAAGCACAACAGTTAACCGATCAGTATAGTTCAGAAACTTATTATGTTGAGCGACCCAAGCTTAATATGGATCATGTAATTGCTGATTACAGTATGCTACTAAAGCACTTGGATAATTTTTTCCGAGATTCTAATCAGTATGGCATAGAATCTGTACACCAAGTTGATAAAGATTATCACAAATATCGTACTGAAGCACAAAAAGAAGTAAACTATTTGGTCAAAGAATTTGAAATGAAAAAGTCGGCTGATGCTTATCAGCGTATGTCTACTGCTAGGACTGGCACTTTGGACACCACTAAACTTCACACTTACAAGTACAACGAAGATATCTTCCGCAAAGTTTCGGTGATTCCTGACGGCAAGAATCATGGTCTAGTTTTTATTCTAGACTGGTCTGGTTCTATGGATGGTTATCTTTTGGATACGGTGAAGCAATTGCTAAACCTTGTGTGGTTCTGTAAGAAAGTTCAAATTCCTTTTGAAGTGTATGCTTTCACTTACGAGTGGAATAATTCTTATGTAGATTCAAATTATGTATCCCCCAAAGATCTTTACACTAAGAAAGACGGAACAATTGAAGTTCATAATCGTTTTCGTCTTTTAAATTTCCTCAGCTCTCGTGCTAATAATAAAGTTCTTGATCGTTGTATCATGAATCTGTGGCGTGTTGCTTGTCGTGAAGATTCCAAATATCGTAATGATATGTATCGTTGCCCTAACGGATTAGATCTGAGTGGCACTCCACTTAATGAATCCATCATTGCTCTTCATGATATTATTCCCCAATTTAAAAATCAGAATAAACTTCAAAAAGTCAACGTTGTAATCTTAACTGACGGTGACGGCACTCATCTTAACTATGATGTAAAGCTTCAACATCGTAATAATTACGACTACATGGGAACAAATTACATCAGTGGTTCTAATGCTCTTCGTGATCGTAAAATTGGTTATGTTTATCGTAACTTTAATCTGGGTAATGTGTCCGATAATCCGACCAGTATTCTTCTTGAAAATTTAAAAGACAATTTTCCTGAAGTTAATCTCATTGGTTTCCGAATCATGGGTGGTAATAGTTTCTCTTACCTTTACCGAGATTTTTACAAATCTGTTGGTGGTGTTGATCCCGAAATTGCTATGAAAGTGTGGCGTAAAGAAAAGTCATACGAAATTAACGGCATGGGATACGATGCCCTGTATGCCATTTCTTCCCATGACCTTTCATCCAACGCCATTATGACAGTTGATGAAGAGGCATCCACTGCCGACATCGGCAAGGCATTCCGTACTATGCTTATGAAAAAGACGACAAACAAAAAGCTTCTGTCGTCTTTCGCTACTCTGGTCGCCTGACCAATCTCACAACTGTCCACTGGGCACACCCCAAGTGCCCAATCTCTGCTACAATTACTTTATTCCAATCAAGGAGAATTACATCATGGCTCGTAAATCAATCATTGACCAAGAAGCACTACTTGCTTTTATTTCTGTCAACTTCGGTAACGACTTTGGTAGCAATGCTATCATTGCCGCCGCTGCAGATTTTGGATCTTCGTATCCCACTATCGCCAAACGTCTTGAGCAATACAAAACTGGTCATGGTCGCTGGAACCTGACTGCTCAAGATATCGAAAACACTTATAATGCTCCTGCTGCTGAGCCTGCTGGCGAGCAACCTGTTCAGCACGTTGTAGTTCATAACCATAATTTGATTCCTCAAAAAGATGCTAACTTCGTCAGCTTTGGTAACTTCAGTGATGTTAAGAAAATTATTTCTTCTCGTATCTTCTATCCTGTGTTCATCACTGGTATGTCTGGTAACGGTAAAACTTTCAGCGTGGAACAAGCATGTGCTCAGTTGAAACGTGAATTGATTCGTGTCAACATCACCATTGAAACTGATGAAGACGACCTGATTGGTGGTTTCCGTTTGATTAATGGAGAAACTGTCTGGCACAATGGACCTGTGATTGAAGCACTTGAGCGTGGTGCTGTGCTGCTACTTGATGAGATTGACCTTGCCTCTAACAAGATCATGTGTCTTCAGTCCATTCTTGAAGGTAGTGGTATCTTCCTGAAAAAGACTGGTCGTTATGTCAAACCAGTTGATGGGTTTACTATCGTTGCTACAGCCAACACTAAAGGTAAGGGTTCTGAAGATGGTCGTTTCATCGGCACTAATGTTTTGAACGAAGCTTTCCTTGAGCGGTTTGCTCTTACGTTTGAGCAGGAGTATCCCCCCACCAAAACTGAACAGAAAATTCTTGAGAAGATTTCTGCCAAGCTTGGTTGCTTAGATGCTGAGTTTTGCGAAAAGCTTGCTTCTTGGGCAGACATTATTCGCAAAACTTTCAAGGATGGTGGTGTAGATGAGATCATTAGCACCCGTCGTTTGACTCACATCATTCGTGCTTACAGTATCTTTGGTAAGCGTATGAAGGCTATTCAAGTTTGTGTGAATCGTTTTGATGATGAAACCAAGTCCAGCTTTATGGAACTGTACGACAAGATTGATGCCAGCGTTGGGGCAGAAACTGAAAACGATCAAGAACTAACTACAGCTGAAGTACTTTCTAATTTGCAAAATGTCCGCCCATAAATCTGAATTTCACGGGTACGGGAATAATATTGCCGTCCTTCAGGACGGTAGTTCCGTCAAAATTTTGGGTGGCACTGGTCACAAACTATTTGTGAAGACACTTGACGGAATCTTAAAAGAGTGCTATCATGAAGATCTACACTATGTAATGGAGGAATGAATTAATGCAATGGAAATATACGGAGGACAAAATCCTCAAAGATATTGAAGAGTACATAGTTACTACTTATCGTGGTCACTATTGTGGAGACGAAGAAGGTTACGCCGACATTCAAACAATTGATTTGATGGCAGCTAAGAAGCTTGCCACTGGGTTTTGTCAAGCAAACATCCTTAAGTATGGCAGCAGATATGGCGAGAAGGATGGACACAACAAACGAGACCTTCTTAAAGTCATTCACTATGCCATGCTGTTGCTTCACTTTGACAAACACTATTCTCGTACTCAAAATGGTCTTACGGAGTTTAAATGAATAAAGTAATCCTTTCCCAACAAACCAAAGAAGTTCTGAAGAACTATTCTACTATCAATGGTTCTATTTTAATCCGAGAAGGATCTCAACTCAAAACAATCAATGTTGGAGAAAATCTTATTTCTCAGTATGATTGTGAGGAAGTATTTAATCAGACCTTTGCTATCTACGATCTCAATCAATTTCTGGCAGGTCTTTCTCTATTTCAAAACCCAGTTCTGGAATTTAGTAATGCCGAGTATCTGACAATTCGTGGTGATGGTAGGAGTGCTAAGTATTACTTCTCCGATCCAGAAATTACTTTGAAAACTGCTCCTGATCTTAAGGTCAATTTTCCTGGAGCAGACATTGAGTTTTCTATTACTAGTAATCAACTAGAAGCACTCCGTAAGGCAGCTAATGTTTATGGCATTCCTGACTTGGTATTTAAATCTAGTGCTGGCGGAACAGTTGCTTTGAGCTTGTGTGATAAAGAAAATCAAACTAGTAATGTATATTCCCAAGAAATTCTTGGTGATAATACTGGCGAGTATGAATTGACAATGAAAATGGAAAACGTGAATCTTGTGCCAGGAGATTACGATGTTAAAATTTCTAGTAAATTGATTACGGAATGGAAGCATACTCGTCTTCCTCTTGTCTATTACATCGCTCTTGAACCTTGATGAATAAAAACAAACCATTCTTGTGGGTAGAATCTTATAGGCCCCATACAATTGAGGATTGTATTCTTCCGGTGAATATTAAAGATGCCATGAAGGGATTTCTTGAACAGAAAGAAATTCCAAATCTTCTTTTTTGTGGTTCTGCTGGCGTAGGCAAAACTACTGTGGCAAAAGCAATCTGTGATGAGATTGGTGCTTCCTACATCGTGATCAACGGATCTGATGAAGGACGCTTTCTGGATACGGTTCGGAACAAGGTCAGGCAATTCGCCACAACTGTCTCATTGACCTCTGGGGCAGCTCACAAGGTCGTCATTATTGACGAGGCAGACAACACCACTCAGGACGTTCAGCTCTCGCTCAGGGCCGCTGTGGAGGAGTTTCATAACAACTGCCGATTCATCTTTACTTGCAATTTTCCCAACAAGATCATTGAACCACTACACTCACGGTGTACTGTTGTTGACTTTAGGATCAAGAAATCTGAAGAGGATAAACTACAAGCAAAGTTCTTGTTTCGCCTGAAGCATATTCTTGACGACAATCAAATTGAGTATCAAGATAAAATTCTTCTCAAACTTATCAAGCGATACTATCCTGATTGGCGTAGGTTGATTAATGAAACTCAACGTCACTCAGCCAATGGTAAGATTGATTCTGCTATTCTTGTTGACATTGCCGACATTAATCTGGATGATCTTATCAAATCTTTGAAGAATAAAGAGTTTACTACTGTTAAAAAATGGGTAGTAGATAATGTGGATAATGATCCAGCAATCGTAATGAGGAAGCTTTATGATTCTCTTTACGATACTCTTAAAGGTCCTTCAATTCCTGAGGCTGTATTGATCATTGCCAAGTACATGAGAGACATTGCTGTTGTTGTTGATCAAGAAATTAATCTTCTTGCTTGTATGACTGAACTTATGATGGGGTGTGAATTTAAATGAATAATTTTCAATCGGAAAGTAAAAAATCTGGTGACGAGTTTGAAAATCTTGTAGAACAAGATCTTGTTTTTCGCAATGGAATCATAGTAGGTAAAGATTATTGTGTGAAAGAAATTGGTATTGAGCTTGATTATATTGCCGATCTCCCAGCACGAACAGAATATGTGGAAGCTAAAGGTGGTCACACTGGTGGCAAAAAACGGCCAGGAGCACAGCGAACTGACAACGTTAAAAAAGCAGTGTGTAATGGTGCTCTACTTAAGCATCTTTATCGCTCAGCGTATTATGTAATTTATTTTTCTGCTTTGCCAAAACCAAATAGTTATTCTGATAATATGATTAAGACAGCTATTGAAGCTGGTTATGTTGATGAGGTTCGTTATCTATGAGCGTAAAAACTACACCAAAAAATGTTGGTGAAGCTAATTGGGCATTGTATCATTCTAAAATGAACTTACCTCAAGCTGCTGCCCATTGTGGTATGACACAAAAAGAAATGAAAATGACCTTTAGGGAATTTTTAAAATACCATCCTGGCAAATGGGACAGTTCTGTAACTGGCCTCACCGATGCTCCCTCGGTCTGGGACTTTGCTATGATTCAGGAAACACACGGAGGATTTTGATCATGCGTTGTAAAGTTCAGTTGTATGTCGCCGGCAAAGTTTTCTACGAAGAAGTGGAAGTCCGTAATTACCAAGAAGCTCGTGAGACAGCTCTTGCTAGGAATCCAAATGCTAAAGTTATGGGCGTAACTGCTGTATGAAATATGAATTGAAAGATTATTTGAATTCAATTAACCAAACAAAAAAGAATATTTTGAAGGATAATCCAGAAGCTACCTCCGGATATCCTCCTTTTATTATTAATAGATGTCTATCTTCCTTTACCGATGCTGTGCTGTATGCTAATGAGATGAACAAAAATGCTCATCTACCAAAGAAGCTACAGTACGACTTTTTTATAAATACTTTGAAGCCAAGAAAGAGATTCTCTCCTTGGGTTAAAAAACAAACGTTAGAGCATCTTGAATTGGTGAAAGAGTATTATGGCTACAGTCATACCAAAGCTCTTGAAGCATTAAGGATTCTTACAACAGATCAACTTGAAGCTATCAAAAAAGCATTGTACAAGGGGGGAACAAAATGACAGATGATATTGTAATTCAGTGGCAACAATCTGATATGGTGGAGGTTTCTCTGGCTGAGCCAGACGACTTTTTGAAAGTTCGTGAAACCCTTACTCGTATCGGTGTTGCTTCTCGTAAGGAAAAAAAGATTTATCAATCTTGCCATATTTTACATAAGCAAGGTAGGTATTATATTGTTCATTTCAAAGAACTTTTTGCTCTTGACGGGAAGCATACAAACCTTTCTTTGAATGATGTTCAACGTCGTAACAGAATTATTCAACTTCTTTCTGATTGGGGATTGATTACTGTTGTAGAAGCAGACAAAATTACAGACGTTGCTCCACTCAATCAAATTAAAGTTCTTGCTTTTAAAGAAAAAGAAGAATGGACTCTTGAAAGCAAATATAATATTGGTAGAAAAAAACCTGAATGAGAACTGTTAATGTTCAATTTTTAACACCAGACAATAGGGTGGTGTGGATTTTAATACCTTGGGGAAAATATTATTTGGATTTGTATCGTAAACAAGGATATACTATACTGATGTCCGAACAATAATGGCAACTAAATAATGAGTATCGTTGTCGCTAGAGCAAGGCTGGTCAGAATCAGCCCTTGCTCTTTTTTTCTTTTTGTGCTATAATGTCAATACCTTGATAAAAAAATATGGAAACTCAAACTGCATCTATTGTAATTTTGAAAATAGGGACTCAAATTATTTGTGATTTAAAAGAAGTTTTTGATGGAGAAGAAGAAAATAAAAAAGGTATTTGTCTTCTTATGATACATCCTTATGAACTTTCTTTAATTAACAGTACTCAAGAAAATATGGCACATGATCTTCAAGTTAAATTTAGTAAGTGGTGTCCATATTCTATGGATTATCAATACAAAATTCCTTATGATTCTGTGATGGCTATTGGTGTTTGTGATACTGGTCTTGAGCAAGCTTATCGTGATAAAATTAAAAATTTAAATGATATTATGAATCAAAAAGCGCAACTTCAACAAGAAAACACCGACGAAGTAATCAATCCAGAAGTAATGCCAAATGAATGAAACCATTAAATTAATTAGATTTTCTGGAATATGGATCATTTCTGAAATGGAAGAAATTCCTGATGTGGAGTTCGGAGAACCGGATTGTGTGCTAAAATACCCGTATGAAATAGAGGGCACTTGCTTGGGAGTGTTCCCTCTGTACGCCAGAGACCGTGAGTTTGTTGTGAGATCATCTGAGATTAGCTTGATTGCTGATCCAACAGATTTTATTTACAATCAATATCGTGGTTTAGTTGACGTAGAAAAACCTACCCCTATTGCTGAAGAATCTGAAGAATGAAATTTTACACCAGTGTTGAACAATCCGGAAATTCTATTCTGGTTCGTGGTTATGAAAATGGTAAAAAATTTCAAGACAAAGTTCAATTTAATCCAACTCTATTTCTTCCTTCTGCTAAGCAGGAAGAATGGAAAACACTGGATGGCAAGAACGTCCGTCCAGTAAAGCAAGGTGGCATTCGTGACGCCAAGCAATTTATTGAAGATCATAAAGACATTGAAGATTTTCAAATCTATGGGCAGACTCGTTTTTTGAATCAGTATATATTTGAACAATATCCTGATGACGAAATCAAATACGATACCAGTAAGATTCGTGTATTTACTCTTGACATTGAAACTGGTGCAGAGAATGGATTTCCTGATATAGAATCTGCTGATCAAGAGATTCTTTTGATCAGCATTAAAGATAGTGATATGAATAGAATCACTGTGTTTGGATCTCGTGCTTATGATAATTATGATAAAGAGGTTAACTACTTACATTTTGAATCGGAAGTTGGATTATTAAATGGGTTCCTTCATTGGTGGACACAAAATTATCCTGATGTAATTACTGGATGGAATGTTCAACTGTTTGATATTCCATATATCTATCATAGGATTGAGCGTATGATTGGAGAAACAGAAGCTCGTCTTCTCTCTCCGTGGAAGAATACTATGTCTCGTGAGATTTTTATTAAAGGTCGTAAGAACTTTGCTTATGATCTTATGGGCATTGCCACATTAGATTACCTTGAACTTTACAAAAAGTTCACATACACCAACCAAGAATCATATAGGCTTGATCACATTGCTTTTGTGGAACTGGAAGAAAAGAAACTTGATCACTCTGAGTTTGATACATTCAAAGAATTCTACACCAAAGATTGGGATAAGTTTGTCAAGTATAACATTCATGACGTTCGCCTTGTTGATCAATTAGACGACAAGATGAAACTACTTGATCTTGCTTTTACTATGGCATACGATGCCAAAGTAAATTTTGAGGATGTATATTCTCAAGTTCGGATGTGGGATAACATCATTTATGTTTACTTGGCAAAACAAAAAATTACTATTCCTCCCAAAAAAGAAAGTAGTAAAGGTAATAAGTATGCCGGTGCTTTTGTAAAAGAACCTGTTGCAGGAATGTATGATTGGATTGTCAGCTTTGACTTGAACTCTCTATATCCTCATTTGATTATGCAGTATTCAATCTCACCAGAAACACTTATTGAAAAGCACGAACTTAATAATCGTATTGCAGAATTGGAGAAAATGTTGTAGAATATCCTC